AACCATGAAAAATAGTTTTAGGCTCATGAGCAACCAAAATTCCAGTATCAGCATTAAATGTCCCAATTGAGACAAGTGAATAATCATTACGATTCTTGCCAAAGGGAGATTTAGGGTTTTCTACAATATCAACAAAATCACGAATAGCAACTTCATCGTTTTGAGAAAAAAACGGAGTTGAATGAAATTTAGCTTTATCATCATAAACAGAACAAACAATAGTATTAGCAGAAACAGACATAATAAAATCCTAAAAAATTAAAGTAAATAAATTATAACATAAAAGTTACAAAAAAGACTGACAAAATGAAAAGGTGTCAGTCTACACAGTTGTATCAAGTAGCAACTGTGTATTCGGCTACGCCTCAGGAGCCTTAGGCTCCGATTCGGGAGGGTTTTTAGTCTCTTGGTTATCAGAGACATCACTTTTTGAGTTTAGGGCATCTAAAGAGATTTTATCGAGCTTTATGAGCCCCATTTCATGTGCTTCCAAAGCATGATCAGGATTAGAAACAAAATCAACAACATTAGCAGGATCATGATCAAAATAATCACGAATGTCGGCAGGAAGACCATTAAACATAGATTGAGCTTCACAAAGTTGATTTTGAAGCTCTAAATAATTATCACCAGAAGAAAAATCACGAAAAACTTTACGATCAGGGGAAGAATCAACTAAAAGCATAGGATTAGCAGTAGCCCTAGAAATAATATTATTAATATCACAAGATTCTTGATGAGACTGCTCCGTAAGAGATTCACCAAAAATAATATGATCGACTTTCGGCGACGGACGATGAGGAAGGGCAAAAGCAATTTGATCAAGTTCAGATTTCGTATTTGACATGATAGTATATCCATAGAGTTATAAAAGCTCTATTATATCTTAAAAGTCAAGAGCATTAATACTCCTGCGGAGGGCATGAGGTGGTACTAGACTACATCACGAGAATAATGAGCTATACGAGCTTCAGCAACTTGACGACGAACATTTAAACGATCAAGAGTAGCATTAGTGGGATCAAAATTATCTAGACGCTGTTCAATAATATCTTCCATAAGAAGCGGATCAAGATTTTTTAAAAGACGATCATAAAACTTGGGAGGTTTCATCTTAACACCACGAAGCGTAATAAAATCTTTTTTATTAGCATAAACATCACGATGAAAACGATTAAACCACTCGCGAGCGATACCAGGCATTCTAGACATAGTAACATACTCGGGCTTTAAATTAAAAATTTCACCCGTCTCATAATCAATGGCTTCATAATGAGATTTAGCAAGTTTTCCATTGACTTTTTTCATAATATAACGAGAAACATAAGCAGCAGATTCAAAAGTTAAAGCACCAACAGAGCAATGACCTTTGCCCCATAACTTCGTAAGAATTTCAGAAGTATATAAATCACCAGAAACCGATTTTTTAAGCAAGACTTTATCAGGAAAATCATAACCGAAAATAAGGGCATGGTAATGAGGACGACGAGTTTTGTCGCCGTATTCACCGCAATGAAAAAAACGAATCTGAAGCGGGGCAAGTTTCTTACGCAAACGCTTCATAAATTTTTGAAAATGTTTAAGATCCAAAGAGCCATCGCTAGGAAGATGCTCGGGATCATATGTAAGAGTAATAAAACAATTAAAAATATGCAAAGACGATTCATGACAACATCTCACAGCCCATTGGCGAGAGTATTCTAAACGACAACCAACGCATTGACCACAGGGGATCTTTAAACAAGTACGCTCAGCATGGTCAGCAGAAGCTCCGATGGTGTGATACGAAAAAAGAAGGCGACCAGAAGGATCGCTAGGATTACGCCAAGCCGACAACGGTTTATAACAAGCCATAATCTAATACGGGAGATCATCATCAGAAAAAACCATTTCGTTGACAGCAACAAAATGATCAGGAGGAGAAATATCAGTATAAAAAAAAGAATCAGCTTCAGAAGATAACAAAAATAAATTAGGAGTTAAAGAAGAGGAATCAGGAAAAACAAATAATTCGTCAGGGATATCAGACTTCATAATGTAAAACCTCCACGCGCAGTGCGAGAATTTTTACGATGAACACGAAGACCTTTACGAAAAACACGCTTAGATGATTTTTTAGAAAGTTTAGAACGACGCTTAAAACGATGACGCATAAATTACTCCTTTATTATATTAACGAAAACGACGACGACCACCGAAGCGACGAAGCCCATAATTAGTGCTTTTAGAAGCTTTACGAAGCGCTTCAACACGAGAAAAACGAGGTTTAATCTCGCCAGTAGATTTATCAACTCTTTCATGAAATTTAAGACCAGATTTACGACGAGAAGTAGAACCACCACGCGAACGAATAAATTTAGACTTACGACGAGAAACAGGCTTAGAAATAGAAGAAGCTCTACGAGCTTTACGAGCTTTAAGCATACGAGATACAGCTCTAGCACCTTGATACATACCAAGACCAGTTGCAACACCACCAACAGCCTTACCAGTAACGGCCACACCACCAACAATAGAATCATAAAGATCATGCATAGCGCGATTATAGGGCTCTTGCAATTCAGTATTAAGAGCTTCAGCATTAGTCTTACGAGATTGAGCTTGAAGCAATTTAATCTGACTAGCTTGAACAAGCTTCTCGGAAGGATTAATATTATAAGGCTCAACTTTAGCAGCAGCAGAGGAACCAATAGGCGCACCAGCAGAACGAGCAGAAAGAATAGGATTCAGACCTGCGCTTTTCAGGTCTTTCACTTCTCGCTGATGAGAAGTATTTGACATCATTAATTGATGAGCATTATTTTCACGAGTTCTAGCTTTATTAGCAGAATTCGTCAAAGAATTGCCGAGCAAAGAACCAGCAATAGAGGCAGCAACATACCCCCACATAACTAAAAACGATCCAAACTGCCAGGAGTAGAATATACAGGCATAGGACGAGCAGTAATAAGCTTAAAATACATATCAAAAATAAAGTGATGTTTTGAAGGAACAGCAACACAACGAGCAAACGGAGGATCGTCTTGAATAAAATCCTGACCTAGAGAAGGAGTGCCCATAAAATGTTGAGATAAATGCCAAGCGTCAAGAGAATTAGAAATACCTGAACGAAGATAACCTCCAATCTTTGAATGCTTAAAACGATATTCAGCCCAACGCTCTTGGTAACCGAAAACAGATTTATCTTTTTTCTTATCACCGGTGATAAAAATTTCTTTATTAAGAACAGCTTGCTCGCCAAGGTGAGCAAAAGCAGGCCAGTAAAAATCATATTTAGTCTTTCTAGTCCACATGCGGTCAACACCTTGCTGATAAGTAAGATCAGGACGAATTAACATAAAACCATGGATATAACCATGCTCAACAAAAGATTTTTTAAAACCATGATTATTAATCTCAGCTGTGGCAAAAGCAGAAAGATGACCTTGCGGACTAGCACCAGAAGTAGATGAAGTCTGAGCAATTTGGGTAACATCAAGACGAGAAATACCACCGCCCAAATATTCAGGACGCTGAAGTCTAGAATCAGGGGAATAAGTACCAAAATGAGCGCGAAGGATTTCAAAATAACGAGTACCACCACGAGCGTCAAGCTCAAGAGCTTTTTGAATAGCAAAAGCCTCACGAAGTGCATTGACAGTAGTATGCACCGAACCTGTCAACTTAGAATCAAGCATAAGACCGTCAGCCTTAACACCAGTCATATGATAGAGTGGCTCAGCGTCATGGGAAATATGATTAAATTCAACATTCCAATCTGTTTTACCAGCACGAAAATGACCATTGAAACCAGAGGGAGCTTGAAAATTAAACTGGGCTTTCTCAGAATACTCAGCAGTAGTCTCAACAGCCAAATCACCAATATCATTAATAAACGCAGCCGTGCCTTTCTGAGGCCACGGAAAACATGAAGTAAAATAATCTTTTACTTTACGAGAACGCATAACATCATACCAAACGAAATTATCAGGTCCATCACCAGTTTCAACATGACGACCAACTTCAAGATTTTCATCACGAAAATACTCATTATAAATAAGATTGTGACCACGAAACGGAAGACCAGAGACTTTAAAAGACTTAGTCTGCAAAGGAAGACCATAATAATCAGACAAATCGCCGACTTGGGGATTAATCTTAATGGTTGGGATTACATAATCAGTCTTATCAGAAGGATCTTTTTGAGCACCATTAAAAGCCTCCCAATGATCCCAAACAAGGCGGTTAGGAACAAAGAAAAAATGAGTAAAAATACGAACATTGTCCATTATTGGGTAAATCGGCGTAGCAAGACGACCAAGTGCAGTAAGACGCAAATTAAAAGTATCACCCGGCAAAACTTCATCAACAAAAATCGGAATAATAAGACCAGCGTCACAAGTCATCTTAGTTCCATGCGAACGATTAAAAGATGAGCGCTTAATATTAGCAGACGCAATCTCAGTAAAATGAGAATCAGGGGAATGACCGTAAGTTCTAGACATAATTAAGAAATGTTTGAACCATGAAAAATAGTTTTAGGCTCATGAGCAACCAAAATTCCAGTATCAGCATTAAATGTCCCAATTGAGACAAGTGAATAATCATTACGATTCTTGCCAAAGGGAGATTTAGGGTTTTCTACAATATCAACAAAATCACGAATAGCAACTTCATCGTGTTGAGAAAAAAACGGAGTTGGATGAAATTTAGCTTTATCATCATAAACAGAACAAACAATAGTATTAGCAGAAACAAACATAATAAAATCCTAAAAAATTAAAGTAAATAAATTATAACATAAAAGTTACAAAAAAGACTGACAAAATGAAAAG